GATGCTGGTAAAGCAGCTGCCTTACATAAGAAAGTGAATTTTTCAGCATCAAACTGACCATCACCATCACCTTGCAGACCCAGATTTACTCCAGCTGCAGCGCCTGGTACATTCAAAGAAACTTCAAAAAGGTTGGGGCGGGCGCCGCCGCCAATTAGTTTTGATTTGAATTGTGAGAGACTTTTGAGAGTAGCCATTTTTTAATCCTCCTGTTTAATTAATTTATTGAGATGATCAAACAGATCCAGCAACTTCTTCAAAGCTTACGCCAGTTCTGGTTGCAACGAAGGTTAGAGTTACATAGTTAATTGATTTAGCTGGTTTCAGGAAGATGTCAGCTCTAAACTCATTATTATCAATCACATCTGGAGTGTTATTTGTTGCATCACAACGAACGAAGAATCCATATAGACCTCTCTTCGCTTGAACATCACGTAGGTATGGTTCAACAATGTTGATAAAGTTTGCTCTGGTAATCTCATCGTTCAGTTCGAAGAGTTGTGCCTCAGCACTTCTTTCTAGTGCCTGCTCTACAGTTAGGAATAGACGGCGAACGTTAATTCTATCAAATGCGGATGCATATCCAAGAGCAGTCTTGTCTCCGAACAGGAGAATACCAATACCTGGTTTGTTGATGATTGCGTTGATTCTCTGAGGATAGAGTTGGTCTCTCTGTGCTTTATTTGGATTATACGCTAATTTAATAGCATTATTCAGGATGCCTCTTTGCTGTCCTGCAGGTGAGAACCAAGGATAAGCAAAGATAGAAGTTCTTACACATAGACCGGCAACGTCAGCATTACATGGAATGTAACGGAACTTGTTGTTGAAACGGTCATAGGTGTACTTATATCCCGCATCAAAAATTGCATATGATGAAGAGGCAAGTGGTGAGAAGAACTCTAAGACGTTATCAGTTTGAGTGTCCGTATTTGTAAGATCAACAACATCTGCACGATGTGGTGAAATTACAGCAACGCAGTCTTTTCTATTATTAGCAATAGAAATAAGTTGATTTGCCTTTGCTTGTGATTCGAACTTGTTCCCTAAACCAGGACCCATAATTAAGTAATCAACTGCAATCTCATCTCTGTTGGAGAAGAGATTGTATGAAGTAAATAAATCACCTAAAGTTGCGGTCATTCCACCAGAAGCAGAATAATCTTGACCACCACTAAGGTTATAAGTTACGTTTCCAAGAGCACTGTATGTTCTATCTTGAGAATCTAAATTCCACAGACCTTCCGCTGTAGTATTTGCAGTAAATCCAGAACTAAATCCAGTTGGAACCACATCCTCATTTACATTTAGATCATCTGATGGATTGTCTCCAACATAAAGATATTTTGAAAATACTGCAAGATAATTCTTCCACCAAATCTTCTGTGGAGAATTGACTGCAGAGATAGCATCGGTTGCCTTAGATAGTCCGATGAATTTTTCAAGTAAGTTTCCTTGAATACCAGTTACAGAACCAGTATCATCTACAACTACAACGTGAATTTCATCACTCTTACCGTTTCTATCAACTGCATACTGGGAAGTACCTGGTTTGGGAGCAATTGATCTCCAGAAGATACTTGTATTTGTGAGAGTTAAGGTTTGCTGATCGTACCAATCACGGATTGGATTGGCGCCAGTGTTAATTGTTACGCTTGTAGTAGCAACACCCGCATTAGTTATCACATTAACTGTTATAGAACCACCTGAAGTGGATGGTTTGAATGATCTTAACTGCGAAAGTTGGGCATACTCAACCTTAGTTTCAGTTCCTACAGTATCTACTACAGATACAACTTTAACATCTAAAGTGCTTGCTCCGATTCCGGTAACAATACCCTTAAGATATCCATTGAAAAGGGAAGTAGTTCCTACGCCAGCAGAAGGTACATTGGTTAAGGTTGTAGTTACTGCATAACCAACCTGAACGAATGTTGTAGCAGCAGCACCAACAGTAATAATTTGGTCTGCTTTGTCGTCAATTACACATACCTTAAGATCGTTTGCCCAGGAACCAGGACTCTTAGCTGCGAAAATGTAGTTTGCAATATCGTCAGCATAATTTGCTTCATAATCGTCAAAATTCTTGATTTTGAGATTTGGTTCGCCAGCGGTTGAAATTCCAGAGGAGTTTCTGATTGCGTTAGCGTTTACTAGGTTAGCACCATCAGTTCTTGCTACCTTAAGTACGCCACCATATGAAAGGAAAGAAGATGCACTCATCCAGTACTCATACTGAGCATCTGTGGAAAGTGGCTTTCCAAAAACATCTATTAGTTCGTTTTCTGTAGTGATATCAATTGGGTCATCTACGGGGCCAATTGCAAAGGGTCCAGCAATTGCACCGATATTATCTAATACATTATCAGCTCTTCCTACTGTTAAATCAACCTCCCTGACTAATACTCCAGGAGATAATTGAGGAGTCGCCATGTTTTTCTCCGTAATCTCAGATTAACTGGAAATATTTATTAAAAAGAGTATTTCCAGTGGGGAAATGAGACGTGAATATTTACCAATCAGGATAACCCCAATCAATTCGTGATGATGGATACTTTTTCTTAATAGTGTTAACTCTGCTTATAGTGCATTCCTTACACTCGTATGCATATGAAGAAGCAACTGCTCCACGATCTTTACGTGTTCTATAGAATCCATCGATTAAATTTTTTGTTTCTCCACAGATTCTACATTTTCTATCAGTAAGGAATAAGTGTCCTAACTTTATTTGTTTATCTAAATCCATTACATATATTCCCACATGTATGAACGGTCTCCATATTCATCAACATACCATCTGTCGCCATCATCATCAATAAAACTACTTTCATCCAATCCATCAGATATAAATCCAAATGGAGACATATCTTGTTCTATTTGATTTTTTTGCTCCTCATATAGACGTTTTCTTACATCTTGATCGGTAAGTTCTTTGAAGTAATCCTGAGCAACTAACCAAGCATATATCACTAAGCACATGGCCAAGTCATCATTACATCCCTCTTCCGCTTCAAATGAGTTATGCTTTTGAATAAAAGTAGTCAACTCAGAGATTATTTCATAATCATTTAAATATAACTTGTCCTCCTCAATCATGGTTTTTAGATTGAGGCATCCAACTTTTTTAACTGTTTTGGACATCTTAACACCAAGTTGCGTTTTCTTTCCAGAAAATCCTTGACCAACTATCTGACCTGCTCTACCTCTCATAGAACACATAAGAAGATTATTATATTCCAGGTCATACTGAAGAATACTTGCTACTTGATCTCCAACATCATTTACTTCACATAAAATATATGCACTGTTATATGCTGTTGCTGCTTCGTGAATTATGCTCGGAAAAAGCATTGGTTTTATTTCATTATTTCGATATTTTGCAACTACCCTATGTGGAAATTGTGTGATATCAACAATAGCAAATGCGGAATAATCATTTCCAACACCTCTAGCAACATCTACTGTTATTAAGTAATCATGATCTTCTTCAGGATCAACATAAACATCTAAACCAGCACTACGTGTCTTTGGATGATCGTAGACAAGGTTTCTAAGTTTACTTGGTGCAATGAGAGTATCTACTGAACCTAAAAATTCACATTCAAATTCTACCTTAAATTGTTGATCACTTGTATTAGCGATGGTTTGTTTTTTCCATTCCTCATCTCGGCCAGGAACTTCTGACCAATGAACATCAGTAAAAATATATTCATTCTTACCCTTTTCGGCATCATGCCACATTCGGTAGAAGTGATTCATACCGTGTGGAGTTGAAACTATAATAACCTTAGTTTGTTTACCGGAAGTAATTGTTGGATATACTGATGCGAAGAAAGAGTCTGCAATATGGTTTGGGACGAAAGCAAATTCGTCCAAGAATAGAATGTTAAATGACATTCCTCGGACAGCAGATGCTGATGTGGATGCCGCTAAAATCTTAGAACCATTTTCTAATTCAAGAGATCCCTTATTCCAAGAAACAATCCCCTGTTGCATCCATTTAGGAAGATTTTCATAAGCAGTCTGCAATCTATCCAAAAGTTCTCTTGCCGTCGCTGCTTTGTTGGCAAGAATACCAATATTTACATTATCATTAAAAACTGCATAATGAAGAAGGAAAGAAACTACCGTTGTTGAGTTATGTGTTGGTATAAAAGTTTTTCCACATAAGAATAGATGATCATTCGCATCAACTGAAATGCATTGCATAGATTCAGTTTCAACTTTTCTTATATCTTTAATATAAAGTCGATTGTTTTTGGAATGATTTAAACTATTTCTTTGTCTTTCTAATTTTCTAGGTAATTTAACGACATCATATTTTGTTTTGCAACACCTTATAGTTCCATATAAAGAAGGATATCCGATAATTTTCTTATACCTTATTCTGCTCTTAATTCCAAGTGAAGATAATAGTTCTCTAACCTGATAAAGTAACTTACCATCTTTTTGGTAAAATTCACACGATCCATTTGGAGACACTGATCCATCAGTATCCATCAATCCTCTTAAAAGTTCTAGTCTTTGAAATACTGAGGATCTTAGATAGTCATTAGGAATATATTTTTCTTTCTCTAACCCTAAAGCATGAGTTTCCCTTCTAAGACCCTGATAATAGTATCTCCATACATTACCCTTATCTTTGGATTTTGTGGTTACATTTAATGGAATGTGTTCGGTTATTTTTTCAATATCCTCGTACAATCCTGTGATTGCTCCATTTGAACGAGAACCATCACCTAACCAAACACCAAGTGTATATGGATCGATAGGGAGATTCCTTTCTGGCAAATCAATTGCATCATTTATATTAATATAAATTGAAGATGATTTTTTTGAATTTTTGAGGTTATTAAATTTTTCTGTGATGCTTTCGGTATTTAAGACTTTTTCCTTATGATACCAGTCGGAATGAGATACTTTCCACTTATGTTGACTACATGCTTTTATTATCTCCCCATTATCAAACTCTATTTCATAAGTATCTATTTTTTGAATTGGTGATTTTCCAATTACCTTTGTGAAGGTTCCATTCTTTCCAAAGATTGTATCTCCTATTTTCAATTCACCCATGGTGGTCCAACCATTGGGTGTTGGAATAGGAGTATCTAAGGATAAAGCCTTACCTGTTTGGCGAGGCATCTTACAGATATTAAATCTGTGCTCATGAAACCTTCTTACTAACTTTTCTTGGAATGGATACATCTGGAAAGACTGCAATCCATGGTCTAGAGTTACAATCTTTACGTAATTTTTGGCAAAATAAACCGGGTCATCTTTACACTTAACAAACTCTAGAACTTGTTCTTGTGTAAATTCAATT